ATGAGCTACCTGAATCCCGGGCGGACCGGGCTGGTCGGTGCGCCCACATATCCCATGCTGCGCGATTCGACGCTGGCGGCACTGCTTGAGACGCTGCGGGATAACGACATCCCCCACGAATTAAATAAAGCGGACAACGTGCTCACGATGAAAGACTCCGGATCGCGGATCCTGCTGCGGTCCGTGGACGAGTTCGAACGGCTTCGCGGCACCAATCTGGCATGGTTCGGGCTGGACGAGCTGACTTACTCGCACGAAGAAGCATGGCTGAGACTGGTCGGGCGGCTGCGCGATCCGCGAGCGACGAGATATTGCGGATTCGCGGTGTGGACACCAAAGGGATACGACTGGGTATACCGCAAGTTCATCCATAGTCCGGTCGAAGGTTACGAAGCCGTGCAGGCAAAGGCGTTTGAGAACCGGTATCTGCTCGAGCACGTGCCGGACTTCTATGAACGTCTGCGGAGAAGTTACGACGAAAACTTCTACCGCCAGGAAGTTCTGGGCGACTACCTGAACGTGCGCGGGGGTTTGGTATACCACGCTTTTGACCGTGAAAAGAATGTGCGTCCGGTGGAGGCGGATAAGTCGCGCCCGGTGATCTGGGCAGTGGATTTCAACGTCGATCCCATGTGTTCGGTGGTGGCGCAGCTGGGGCACGACGGCGCGGTGACCGTGCTGGATGAGATCGTGCTGCGACGGGCGACTACGGAACAGGCATGCGAGGAATTCGATAAACGCTTCGGCGCGCCCGAGTCAGGCGTGGTGGTTTACGGAGACGCTTCGGGCGGCTCGATGCAGACGACGGGGTATTCGGACTACAAAGTCATTCGCAACTACTTTGCATCGCGCAAAGCGAAGACTGCTTACCGGGTTCCAAAAGCGAATCCGCCGGTGCGCGAGCGTGTGGGGATGGTGAACACAAAGCTTTGCAACGCCGAGGGCGACGTCTCGCTTTATGTGGATCCGCGGTGCCGTGAACTGATCGACGACTTCGAGCAGGTTTCGTATCGCGAGGAGTCGACGCAGATCGACAAGGAAAAGGACCGGAAGCGGACGCACGTGTCGGACGCGCTGGGATATCTGATCTGGCAGGAAGGCCGGGGCGGTCCAGTCGGAGAACGCGGGGAGCCACTGTTTTGATGACGAATCGGCATATCGAGCAGGAACATCCGGACTACACGGGGAAGTCCCGTATGTGGCGGCGTTACCGCGATCTGTATGCGGGCGGCGAACAATTCCGCGAGCACGCGATTGAGTATCTTGTGCCTCGGCATAAGGAACCGCGGGACATTTATGCGGAACGGCTGGCACGCGTGTACTACGAGAACTATCTGGGTTCGATCATCGACTGGTACGCGGCAACTCTGGTGCGGCAGGAACCGGCGATCGAGTTCGCCGGCACCAACGATCGGGCAAAGGAGTTTTTCGGGCGATTCGTGGACAACTGCGATCTGCGGGGAACGACGCTGACGCAGTTCTTCAAGCAGCAGATCACAGAAGCACTGGTCTGCGGGAAGTCTTACATCGCGGTGGATTTCCCGCGGGCGGACGGGCCGGCAAGGTCGCGGGCGGACGAAGACGCCTCGGGACGAAGCCGGGCGTACCTGGTGAGTTACAACGCCGACGAACTCATCAACTGGAGTTACAGCGACCAGGGCGACCTGGAGTGGGTGGTGATCCGGACTTCCTGCCTGAAGCAGGACAGCGTGAAGTCGTTCGGCTGGAAAAGAGAGACACGCTGGATTTACTACGACAGAGAAAATTTTGAAATCTACGAGCGCCGAGAAGGTAATGAATCGAACACGATTGAACAGGTGGACAGCGGGCGTCACGGGTTCGCCGGGATCGGGCGGGTACCTGTATTCGAGATGCGAGTAAGCGAGGGCTTGTGGCTGACGAACAAAATCGCGCTGCTTCAACTGGAACACTTCAATAAGTCAAACGCCCTGGGATGGGCGCTGACGATGGGTTTATTCGCGATGCCGATCATTTACTCGGACCGCGAATTCAACCAGGTGGCCGGCGAGAGTTATTACTTTCAGCTCGGGCCGGAGGACAGGTTCGGATGGGCGGAACCGGAGGGCAAGGTCTATCAGATCGCGGCCGACAATCTGACGCGGCTGAAGGACGAGATCTACCGGGTTTCGTATCTTCTGCAGCAGGCGGGAGACGCCAGCGGGGCGCAGGAATCGGGGCTGAGCAAGCAGTGGGATTTCAGCGTTACACAGGAAATTCTGAGAGCCTATGGCGACGTGGTGAAGGGGTCGATACAGAACGTGCTGGACGCGATCGCGGCGGCAAGGCAGGACGGGCTGACGGTGGAAGTAAGCGGACTGGACGAATTCGATATTACAGACTTCAGCGCGGACGCCGCCGACGCGCAAAGCCTGCTGAATCTGGGCATCGAGTCGCCGACGCTGAAGCGGCAGGTTTTCAAACGGGTCGCGCTGAAATACCTGAGCGATGCGCGCCAGGAAATCAAGAACCAGATTGTGGCGGAGATCGACAGTGCCGGAGAAGCGGAACCCGATTGAGGGTGGAGGGAGTTATGGACGAATCGACGAATGTGCAGGTGATCGTGCAGCAGGCGGTCGACGAATACATGCGGCAGGATGTGGCGCGGCGCGAGCCGGCATACAAGACGGAACTGCATGAGGAGCGCCGGCGGCGGGAACAACTCGAGAAGCGAGTGAACGAACTCGTGGAGGAAAACAAGCGCAGCCGTGCCGTCGCGGACGAAGCGCAGCGGAGCGGCAGTATCAGGACGGAGCTGCAGAAGCTGGGAGTGGCGAAAGTGGACCTGGCTTACAAAGCAGTGCAGGACGGCATCGTGCGCAGCGAGGACGGACGTCTCGTGGCACGAGGGGAGGGCGGGGAACAACCGCTCGGCGATTTCCTGGCGGCCTTCGTCCAGGAAAATCCGGAATTTTTGCCGGCGCGGATCGCCGGAGGAACAGGAGTGACAGGAACGCAGAAGGCCCCGACTCAGGCCGGCGGCGGGGCTATCGATCTGGACAAGATCAGCCCGTCTATGAGCAAGGAAGAACTGGACCGGGTCAGGCAGGAAATTTTACGGGTAGCTTCTCAAACGCTGCGGTGAGGCAGGTTGGGAGGCCGAGGAAAAAGGAGAAAGATGCCAGCAATTACGTCAGCAAATGTAGCAAACGCGATCGTCAAACTGGTGGCGGCAGACGCTCTGCCCGCACTGGTGGGGAACCTCGTGATGGGAAACCTTGTGAATCGCGACTATGAGCCAGTCCTGGCGCAGGCGGGCGACACGGTGAACGTGCCGATCGCGCCACAGCTCGTGGCCAATAACATCGCCGAGGGAAATGCGGTACAGTTACAGGCGGTAAACCTTGGCAACGCACAAATCGTCCTGAATGTTCATGCCGAAGCCAGTTTCCAGATTCCCGATGTAACAAAGGTTCTCGCGGTGCCCGACTTATTGAGGGTCTACATGCAGCCGGCCGTGGTCGCGATCGCGGAAAGGATTGAGGGCGACCTGTTGAATCTGTATGCGGGCTTTTCGGCTAACACACCGCTGGGAACGGCGGGTACGCCGGTGACCGAAGCTACCATCGACGCGGCGGAGACTTCATTGTTCCAGGCCCAGGTCCCCAGTTCCGAGCCGAAGTATCTGGTGGTAGACAGCAACACCTATTCGGCAATGCGCCAAATACCGCGCTTCAGTGAATTTCAGAAGGCGGGAGATGCCGGATTGCGGGCCTTGATCGACGGTACGTTCGGGAAGATCAAAGATTTTTACGTCTTCCGTTCCCAGTATGTGCAAAAAACCGGCACGGCGCCGGTAAATACACACAACCTGGCATTCTGCAAGGACGCGATCGGTCTGGTGGTGCGCCGCCTGCCGCAACCGCTGCCGGGAACGGGCGCCATCGCGGAATACGCCGAACTGGGTAACTTCGGTATGCGCGTGACGATGAGTTACCAGCCGAATACACTGGCGCAGCAGTTCACGGTCGACGTGCTGTATGGTTGCGGAATTCTGCGGAATCAGTTTGCGGTGCAACTGAACAGTTAGTGGCACGGGGAAGCGCCGCCGGCGGGGGCCAGCCGAGGCTCCCGCATTTGTTTCGAGGGTGAAAGGGAGGATGCGATGGACTTGAGGAGTTACTACAAGAAGGTTCGAGATGCCGAAGCCACGCTGCCGGAAGGGCAGGTCGTGATGGTGAGTCTGGCGACTTCAGAGGGTGGCAAGGAAGGGGTGCGAACCGAAGTGTCGCGGGCGACCGGGGCAAAGCTCCTGGCTGAGGGAAGGTCGCGCGTGGCGACCAGCGAAGAGGCGAACGGGTTCCACGAGGCCAATCGCGAGGCGAGAGCGAAACACGAGCAGGGAGAAGCGGCGCGGCGTGTGCAGGTGATGCTGCTCCCGGCGCCGGATGTCAGGAAGACAAAAGAGCGGAGCTGACTATGGCATTGTTCGTGGACGGGCCGGTTTGTGCGATCGACGACCTGACGGATCAGGATTCGGGGTTGCTGGCGGTTGCGCAGACTAACGGTATTAACGTAGCCACCAAGCTGCGATTGGCGCAGGAGGAAATCGGAACGGAACTACAGCTATGGCTGGATAAGGCGAAGCCGAACGCCGAAATGGCGCGGGGGCCAGCATTGAGGATCGGTCAAATCGTAGCGACCATGCCACTCAGACGATGGGAGACCATGCATAGTTTGGCGCTGGTCTACCGCGATGCGTATTTCAGCCAGCTCGTCGACCGATACCAGTCGAAGTGGCAGGAGTTTAACCGGCTGGCCGGGGATGCGCGTGAGAACTACATTGCGACCGGGATGGGTCTGGTGACGGATCCGCTGCCGCAGGCGCGGCCGCCGTTACTGGCGGGGAGTCCGGGGCCACAGAGCGGTGGTACGTTCTATGCGAGTGTGGCGTGGGTCAACGCCGCGGGACAGGAAGGAGCGGCGTCAGCCGCATCGTCGATCGCGATTCCGGACGGGAATCTGACGACCGTCAGCGCCATAGAGCCGCCTGATAACGCCGTCGGGTTCAACGTGTATGGAGGGGTCGATCCCTACGCTATGACTTTGCAGAACGAGACGCCGCTCGCGGTGAATGTCTTGTTTCTGTACGTTCCGGGACAAGTTACGCAGGGACGCCAACCTGGAGCTGGCCAGACGCCGGATTTTATACGTCCGATGGTGAGGACATGGTCGCGAGGTTGATGTTATGGCGGGCCTGAACGGAATGCTGACGTCGGTGGTGATATCCATGCTGAGGTCGACGGTTGACGGCGTGAACGCGCGCGTGGCGGCGATCGAGACGGCCGACCCCAGCGCGCAGACGGTCGGGATTCAAACGATCGTCGCGCAGAACGCCAGCGTGGATATCAGCGAGAAGACAGGGCACGCACACTATCCGGCCCTGCTGGTGTATTGCGACAAAATGTCGAACACACTCAGGGAGAAATTCCGGCAATTCTCGGGCACGGCGCACATCGTGGTCGAGGTTCGGCATTCCCAGGACCAGTTGAGCGCCATTGAGGCAAACCTTTCGACTTATGTCGACAGCGTTTGCGCGCTGCTGGACGATTCGCGGGGCGACTGGGGGGGCGGGGCGATCTACGGCGGCGGATATGAGGTTAGCTATGAGGCGGTGGGCCGCGGCGGGAAGAACTTTCTGCAACGCGCAAAGGTCGGATTCGACGTGGAGGTGAGTAAGTAAGATATGGCCTATACTTTATCGATTGCAAACCGGTGGTATGTGGCGCAGGAAAGCGCATACGGACAAGTGCCGACGATCTCGTCGAATCACCGCATTCCCGCTGTGAAACTGACAGCGCAGCAGCAGAGAGACAAAAGTCAGCGCAAGGACAAGACGGGGAGCCGGACTTTTGCGGGGATGCCGGCGGGACGGCGGCAGCAGACAACGTTCGATATGACCTCTTATATGAGGGACTGGCCCGATCCCACCGCTTTACCGTCGCATGGGCCGCTGATCGAAGCGGCGATGGGAGCAGGCAGCATTCTGTGGCACGGCAATGCGGCGGGCGCGGGAAGCACGGCAACGAACATCGCGTTCGCCACGCCTCACGGTTTGACACCGGGGCAAGCCGTGACGGCGGGCGGAGAGATCCGATTTGTGGCGGCGGTAGCGAATCCAAGCACAGTAATTCTGAATGCTCCGTTTTCAGCCGCACCCGCCGCGGGAAGTCCTCTGGGCCAGACGGCGAATTACGGTCTCGCCCCGCAGTTACCGAGCGTGACACTGTTCGACTATTGGGATCCTTCAACCGCTGTCCAACGGGTTATCACAGGAGCCGCGGTGGATCAGATGTCGGTGTCTTTGAACGGGGATTTCCACCAGTTTGGGTTTAAGGGTATGGCGCAGGACATTGTCGACAGCGCCTCCTTTGTTGCGGGACGGGGCGGCGCGAGCGCGTTTCCCGGAGAACCACCGGAAAGCCCTTTCAGTTACTCGCCTGTACCCGGCAATCTGGGGGAAGTGTGGCTGGGGGTGGCGCCAAATCAATTTCTCGCGGTTTCCTCGGCATCCATCCAGATAAAAAACGACCTCGACATGCGGTCGAAAGAGTATGGCGCAACGCTGCCGCTCGCGATCGTGCCGGGGATGCGGTCGGTTACGGTGACGCTGGAATTGTTTAGTCAGGACGATGAAGCGACGACCGGATTGTACCAGGCGGCCCGGCAACAGTCCCCGGTCAGCATGATGTTCCAGCTGGGACAGGTTCCGGGACAGCTCATGGGGATCTATCTGCAGAGTCTGGTACCGACCGTCCCGGCCTTCGACGATTCCGACAAGCGGCTGCAATGGAAGTTTAACGACACACAGGCACAAGGAACGGTTGAAAACGAAGTGATGGTGGCGTTCGGATGACCACCTGGAACAGCAAGAAGATCGTCGAGTCCACAACCCGGCCCGGAGTTGAATTCGTGGTGGCGCGGATGACCTTCGGACGGCGGCTTGAACTTATGAGGCGCATCCGGGATCTGGCGGCGCGGATCGAATATTTCGAGGCTGGCCGGGACGAGAAGAACGGAATGGAGGCGAGTTTGCTGGCCGCGGAAATGGACCGCCTTTACATTATCTGGGGCGTGGAAGAGATTCGGGGACTGGAACTGGACGAAGGTCCGGCGACGGTCGAGGCGCTTGTCGACCGCGGTCCGGAGGAGTTATTCGCGGAGGCTCTGGCAGCGGTCAAAGCGGAGTGCGGTTTGAGCGAGAACGAAAGAAAAAACTGATCGTCGCGTTCCACTTTGTGTATGCAAACGATTCCGCAGACCGGGGCGGGTGGAATTGCGACAGTTGCAGGCGTCACGGTCTGGAGAGAAAGCGCCGGTGCGGGTTTCTCGCGAGCGAGCACCGCGGCGCGGCGCGAATTGTCTGGGGGCGTAACGGCGCGCAGGCGGAAGAATGCCCAAAGTCGTCGATCACAGGAGAGAGTCTCACGCTGATCGAAGAATTTCTGGCGGGACGTCGGCTCGGAATGCAGAACGGACTCGATATGGACGCGCGCAAGGCCGACGCATTTCTGATTTTGCAGGAAGAGATGGAGCGAGAACAACAGAATGGCACAGCGCAGCATTGAGGAAGCGTTTAAGGCGATCCAGCCCAGCTGGTTCCATGGAATTCCGAGTGCGCCGACGAGCGCCGTCGGAGTAACAAGCGATAACAACGATCTTTCCGGAACTATATCGCAGGCGACACGGCAGATCTCCCAGTTACAGTCCACTTATCAACAACAGGTGGCGCTGATTACCGCGAATACGCAGGCGCTGCAGGGAAATACTTCGGCGCAGAGCGGCCACTCCGCGGCGGGAACGGCGGAAGGCATAGCATCCGGAATATTGGGGGGCGGCGGACTGCTCTCGCCCTTGATTTCCAGCATCGAGAGTCTTTTCGGAGGCAGATCGCAGCCGGCGGCGCTGCCTTTTTATATACCGCCCGCGCCTGTGGCGATCAGTGCGACGCTGCAGGGGGCCACGCAGAGCGCGACGCAGACGGCCAGCGGAACGGCCGGCGGAGCGGCGAGCGCGGCGCCGGCAGCGAGCGGCGCCGGCGGCGGGAATAACACGACACCGGCGCCTCAGGTCACTGTCAACGTGAGCGCGATGGACAGCCAGTCATTCATGGACCGGAGCGCGGATATCGCCAGCGCGGTGCGGGAGGCGATGCTGAATCTGCATCCCATCAACGACGTCGTCGCGAGTCTGTAAGAGGCAGAAACAGTGGCTACCTTTCCAACATTGAAAACCGGCGCGGTGGCGCAATACCCTCTCACTTACGGCGCGAGGTTTTCGACACAAGCGGTGCGATTTATGGACGGGAGCCGGCAGATGTTCCGGCTCATCGGAAACCCCCTGCGGCGGTGGTCGATACATCTCGATCGGCTCGACGACGGGGAGCTGAGCGCGCTGATTGCGTTCGCGGAACAACAGGGAAGCGCGACCTTCGCGTTTACCGATCCGGTGACTGGAGCGCAGGCGGCTACCTGCGTAATTTCGGGACAGCAGTTCGACGCCGTCATGAAGGCTGAGATGAGCGGCCAGGCCACGATCGACATTGAGGAGATCCCATGAACTGGTATCCACAAATCGGGGCCGGATCGATAGCGCAATTTCCTCTGCGGCGTTCGAGAAAGTGGAGAGCGATCGTCAACGAGCTGGAGAGCGGCGAGCGCATCATGTTACCGGATGCGGCGGCGGGGCAAGTTGAATGGCAGTTGTCATACCAGGATTTGACGGATGCGGAAACAGCCACGCTCACCGCCTTGTTCAGCGCTTCGCAGGGGGGGTTTGAAGCTTTTACCTTCATCGATCCGATGGCGAACCTGCTGGGCTGGAGCGAGAACTTGTCGCAACCGAACTGGCAGGCCGGATTACTGCATCCCACGAGCGGTGTGACGGATCCGCTGGGGACGCAGAGGGCCTGGTCGCTGGCGAACGGCAGTCCGGGAACGCAGCAGCTGCAACAGACGCTGGGCGTGCCAGGCGCTTATGTGGCGTGTTTCAGCGCGTACTTTCGCGCAGACTCGCCGGGCACGATCACAATCAGCCGCGACAACCTGACGAAAACCGCGGTGGCCGGTCCGGTCTGGACACGCGCGTTCGTGAGCGGGGCGGGAATCGCCGGCGCGACGCAGTCGACGTTCGCGATTGCGGCGGGCGCGGGCCAGACGATCCAAATCTTCGGGTTACAGGTGGAAGCCCAGCCGTATCCCTCGATATACAAGCAGACGACCACGGCCCCTGGGATATACGAGGAGACCTGGTTTGGAAACGACGTGCTGACTGTTGCGGGCACCAGCCCCGGATTTTCGTCGTGCAACATCGTTCTGGTGTCACGCGTACCGGGAGACTAGAATGCTGAGCGCGCTTACAGCGAAGGAGCAGCTCAGCGCGGATACGCCGCTGTTGGTTTTCGACTGCACTCTGGGGGACGGCACGGTGCAGAGCTGGAGCAGCCGAAGCATCGCATGGAACGGCACTCAATATGAAGGGCGCGTTCTGAAGTACAACCAGTTCGAGGCGCAACTGGCTTCGGATACGCAGGTCGGAGGCACGCCTAAACTGACATTCGAACTGGCAAACGCCGATTCGCAGTTATCCGAAATCGAGCGGCAGACAGGATTTAAGGGCGCCTCGCTGATTGTGCAGCTGGTGTTCTTCGATCTGGCGGCAGGGGCGGCGACGACGGACAGCGTGGTGATTTTCCGCGGAATTATGAATCCTCCGGAACTGATCACCGAGACGACTTTCCGGCTGAGCGCCATGAACCGGATGTCGATGCAGCGCGCGATCGTGCCGAATGTGCGAATACTGCGAATGTGCCCGTGGCGTTTTCCTTCAACGGCGGCGCAGCGGCTGACAGCGGTGGACGGCGGAGCGTTACAGGGGAAATATTCACCCTTCTATAACTGCGGATACTCGCCGGATCAAGCGAACGGTACCGGCAATCTCAACGGAAACGTGGCATTTACAACCTGTGCGTATTCACGCTCGGATTGCGAACAGCGCGGGATGTTCACGGTGGATACGAGCGGCCGGACGACGGGACGCTTCGGAGGCATCGAGTATGTGCCCCCTACGATTACAGTACGCGGGGCAGGGCAGAAGAATTCGCAGCTTTCCGCGGTGCAGGACAATACGGCAGCTTACAACGACTTTGTACCTCTCGTATACGGAACACAGTGGACGGTGCCGAACGTGGTTTTCTCGCGGAACGACGGGAACCTGACGCGAATGGAAGTGTTACTCGGGATGGGAGAGATCGCGGGCATCCTGATGGTTTTGGTCAACGACATTGAGATTCCGCAGGGCGTAAGCGGCATCAACATGACCAAGACGGGCTGGTATAACCTCATCAGCGCGGGAACGAGAAACGGGCGGCAGGACGGAAACTTTGCCGATGGTCACGGCGTGCCGCTGGGCGATCCGTACGGCAGCATGGCGTATCTTTCGGTCGTGGTGCCGAACCGGATCAACGACGGCACCAGTATTCCGGAGATTCAGGTTCTCATGCAGGGTCTGAAGCTGTGGCAATTCGATACGAGCGGCAATTCGCTAGGGGAACAATTTTCGAACAATCCGGCGTGGGTGCTGCTGGATGTACTTATGCGGTGCGGTTACACGCTGGCCGAGATCAATCTGCCGAGCTTCGCCAATGCCGCGGCTTACTCGGAACAATTTCTCAGCGTTAACGATCCCACGGGAGGCGCGGTACAGGTACCGAGATTTCAATGTAATTTCGCGCTGAATTACAGCCGAAGCGCGGGCGACCTGATGCGGTCGATACGGAACGGGTCGAGAATCTATCTGGTCCTTAACACGGGCGGATTGATCGAAGCGCGCATAGAAAATACCTTTGCTCTGCAGCAGCCGGTTCTGCCTGCAAGCAGTAACTCCAAAAATCAATACAACGGCGGCTGGCCCGCATATGAATTCGACGCTGCTTCGATTGCCCGAAAAAGCGACGGAAGCGCCAGTGTCTCGCTGTCGTCAAAGGGCGCGCAGGATACGCCGAACTTTCTCTCAATCGAGTTTCAGGACGCGTTCAATCAGTTCCAGCAGGACAGCCTGTCGCTCGCCGATGAAAGCGATGAAGATTTGTGTCTGCAACAGGTCGCTCTTACATGGGATGCCGTCGGGATTTCAACTTTCGATCAGGCGTCGCGGATGCTTCTGCTGGGATTGAACCGGGCCATCCCGGGAAATTTATTCATCCAGTTCGAGACAAGCGTCAAGGCGGCGGGATTGATGCCGGGCGATCTCATCACAGTTTCTTATCTGAAAGAAAACCTGGAGCGGACACCGTTCCGTATCTCAAAGATTACGCCGGGCGCAAGCTTTCGCACCGCTGCGATCAGTGCCCAGTTACACGACGACGCATGGTATTCGGACACGGCGACGGGAATTACAGGAGGGCTTGGAACACAGACGGGCCAGGGCTCCGGCTTACCCGAGCCGGTGTGCGGAACGGTGGTCGATGCGTACGGGAATCTGCAACTGGGCATCGCGGAGAGCGAGGTCGCCGGCAGTAACGGATCGCTGAACGTCGCGCTGGCGGTGTCTTTTACAGAGCCAAGCGGCGCGATCGGGACGCTGGCCGCGCCTCTGATCGGACTGGGACCAGTGGTCAGCGTAACTGGCGGCACGCTGGCCGGCGGCGTCAATTATTTTTACGCCGTGAGCGCGGTCGACACCGGCGGCGGCGAGAGTTTGCTCTCGTTCATTGCCCAGGCGACGACGGCCGCGGGCGGCAATACGAACTCGGTGACACTGGATGGAATCGGCCTTCCGGTGGGAGCGCAGAGTTTTCATGTGTACCGGGGCGCGGCGCCGCAGCTGTTGTTCCGGATCGCGTCCAATCAGACGGCCGCTCCATCCTTCATCGATACGGGACTGCCTCCGCTGCCGGTATTGCCGCCCGATCCCCAGTTCGATCATGTGAATCTCAGCTGGAGGTGGGAACTCTTGCCGGAAACGGCGGCGGCCGAGCAGTCGGCTGCGACCATCGGGAATCCGGCGCTGCAATTGATCGTTAACAAGTACCAGTCGGCGGTCGTGCGGATCACCAGAGGCAAGGGCGCTGGACAGGAATACGCGATCGCCAGTAACACCGCGACGGCCTTGACGATCGACGGCACATGGGCGACGGAGCCGGATGCGACGAGTTTCTTCACGGTGGCGGAGAACGCATGGCGGCCCGGCGCGAGCGGGAATACAGGCCCGATCGCGATCGAGATACCGGAACGGATTGGCGCGGGAGTGCAGATATCGGCGCTGGCGGCAAACGCGGCCGACGAAGAAGCCGCCTACGATCTCTCACCTGTGACGCGGTGGATACTGGGACAATCGGGCGGACTTGCCTCAGACGCCGATGTGCCGCCGGCGCCGGTATTCGGCGTGATGGTTTCACCAACCATGGGGGGCGTGCTGGAACTATCGGCTATCGGGTTCAGCACTTTCGTTAATACGACCGGCATCGTGGCCGGGACATTCACGTTCCACTACTACGACGAGATTAACGGGGCAGCCCCCTTCACTCTCGCCGCCCCTGTTGCGGCTACGGACACGAGCGCGGCTTTAGGAAGCGCGTTCGCGCAGGGTACGTATCTGCAGATCGACCAGGAAATTCTCCAGGTTACCGGAACAAACACCGATGGCAGCCTGGCGCTCTCGCGGGGCATGCATGGCACACCGGCCACAGCTCACATCGCGGGCACACCGACTTATTCATTGACCGACAAAGTTGCGATCGTTCCTTTTGTCCCGAATTTTTTCGGCAGCCCGGCGAGCGGCGACTGGAAGTACGACCTCGGCCTGCCCAATGCGTCTCGCAAGCGTGGAACTCTATATGACCAACTCGCTGGGGGCCGGGGCCGTTGGAGCGAATCAATATACGGGGACAATCGACTCGGGCTTGCGTACGATGGCCGGCGGACAGTTCTCGTTCCAGATCGCCGGGTACCTGGCGATTCAGACTGGCGCGGCCCCCAGTCTTGTGGTGGACACCTCCCGGTCGGTGCGGGATATGTATGGAATTGTCAGACTGGCCCCGACCGGTGCGGGAATCAGTCTTGA